CTGTTCATTAATTGCCTCTTTAAATTTACGTCTATCGTAATAGCCATCTTTAATAGGTACAATTACACTGCTACCATTTTTCTCATCTGTAGCTCTCTGGTGTACCTGGTCCATATGTGGCACGTTATCGTTGTTACGATAAATCATGTAATATGTCTCAGTACCATTGTGTCTACTAGATACGTAAAAGGTATCTGCATAAGCCAAAGGTGATTTCGCACCAAGGCCAAAGCCCCCGATCTCATAGTTATTATCTCTCTTAGTTGACGCACCGAATGTAGTAAATACATTTTGTACGCGCTCTTGTGAAAGACCGCAGCCATAATCATGGAACATAATACACTCATCTACTCCTAGAATCGTGTTCTTCTCAACGTATTCGATGCAAACTGTTTGCTGGTCGCTCCAGTAACTAACATCGTCCCCTGTTTCCATAGGAATTTTGTTAGATAACTTTAGTACTCGCTCACGGTTTGCATCAATACAATTGGAAGTGATCTCACGGACAATCGAACCAATAGGGTCCGAGTATAAATTAATAAGGCTATCCATAATGATAGCCTGTGATCCGTCCGTAATTTTAAACTTGTGCTGTTTTTGAACGCCAATGACTTCATCGACGTTCTTGTGTTGTGTTAGTTTCATTTACTTAAAAGGTGTTTCGTTAGGTTTAACTGGATCTACAATTTTCATACTTTCATTGTAGATTTCTTTCTTTAAATCCGGAACTGAAGATACCTCCATGCCTTCGGGGATGTCTGTCCCCGTTCTTTCTTCCCATTCTTCATGTAAATCTGGATGTTTAAATAGAACTTTTGCAACTCTATGCTCATGGTCTAATATATTATGGAATGCAAATATCATGACTTTATAGTCATAATTCATTTCAGAATACTTACCTCTTTTATATAAGTCGTAATCAACTTGATAAAAGCTTGGAACCTTAAACACATACATAACATGACTATCATCTGGGTCATACGAAGCTACAAATAACTTAGTATTCTTCAGAAAATCTTCATATTCCAAAAACTCTTTAGACCCACTAAAGCGATACAGAAGAAAAATGTGATTATCGTACTCAGGATAACTCTCATCACCAATAAAAGTGTTTTTTAAATTATCTTTTACCAATTTCATCTCTGAGGATAACATAGGTAAAACGTAAGTATATGATTTATTCAACATCATCTTCGTAAAAATTTAGTAAGTTACTGCATTTTCAAATCCTTGTTTTACGTTCCAATTATTGGACTCTTTATAATGCTTGTACTCCGTCAATAAACGTTGTACCTCTTTGTCACCATAATCAATCCATTCCTGCGGCAATTTGTAAACTGCTACATCATAAGATCCTTTAGTGTCAACTGCAACTATAAAGGATTCTATTTCATAATCTGGGTACAGCTCTCGCATGCCTTGACTATAAAATGCAATCTGTCTATAATAAGAATAATTTAAACATGTATACATAAATCCTGTAACATGCCAATCTCTAACTAAATGTCCGGTATTAGTTCCTAGCGGTTCGCACTCGCCGTAAACTTGACTACTTGTAGTTTTAAGATCAACAATAGTTACTTTTTTATTCTTATCATCAATAATAACTCTATCTAATTTACCTTTACAGGCTACACCGTGAAGATCAAAATAAATCTCTTTTTCTGCTTCAGATGTAACATCCTCTGGCTCTGCAAAAATTAATTTATTAGATACCACATGGCTACGCAGAGATGTTAAACATCCTTCTATAACTTGTCTATCTTTTTGAGTTATTGCAATTTTACCTTCAGCTGCTTTTAAGAATTCATAAAATGCAACGTTCTCTGGTTTATTCTTAAAACTTTTAAGAACTGTTTCTGGCTTACTATGTTTAGGGTTATACTGTGCGTGAGCATAGGCCATTTCTGCAATATCTTTTTCTTCTACATGGCCATTTTTTTCTATCTCGTAATACGCTTTAATATACTGCCCCATTTTACCTCCTATAGGCTCTATATCTGCCATGATAAATTGGTCTGGCTCTAATGCGAAATTATGAATAAGAGTTCCAAGCTCCATTGCAGCGCTTTTAATTTGCATTTCTTTTTGTTTTCGCATAACAAATCTGCGAGGGGATACTTTTAATTCCCCTAAATCGCTATTAGAAATTTCTTCTCTCGCGTAATAGTTTTGATCTGACATCTTCTTTATCAAGTGTTAAGGTTAGTAATTCCATGTACTCATTGTACAGTTCTTGCCGTACTTTATGCGCATGTATTTTAGCATTTGCAATAGCACGATCTCCGTCGTCTGTTAATTTATCTGTAATATACAGATCATCGTCTTCAAGTGCCTGCTCGAGAAAATACCGAACAATACTATCATGACCATTTTCTATAGCTGACGTTAACAAACGTATATCCATAAAGTGCCTAAGATTATTAAAACACTTATCTATAAACTCTTTTGGATATTTAATTTTAGGTTTAGACATAATCTAAGATTTTAAAACATTAATGTAAACTCCAGGTTCCTCTTTACTGTATTCAAACTTTACAAATATTGGAAGCATTTCATCTGCGTTATCATCGTCTATCCAACCATACTTTACCATTTGATCTTGTATTGTCTGAGCGGGATTGATATAATCAAACTTATGCTTGCTCTTGCGTACAAATTTAAATGATATTCTGTAAGGCTTAGATTTACCTTTGATCATTTTAAGAAATTGCTTTTTGTTATCTGTCCACGCGTCTTTACTTTCTTTGTAGTAACGCTGTGTTTGTTTGGATACTATAAAGTATCTCCCTGTCCACCTTCTACCGTTCTTACTTGACGGGACATTCCCTGGTATAAATATTCCTCTTGGCATACATATTCTATTAGTTCGGCCGCACTTCTAACCCCATTAAGAGCTATAAAGTCCGAAAAATCTTTTACTTTGTAATCAAAGGTATTAAATTTTCCGTTAGTAAAAAATAAAGGCTCAAAGTCATATAACTTTCTATGTCTATTGGCAAAAGATATGCCAGTAGGATCAAAGTCGTATAATATGTAGATTCTTTTAAATCTGTCATACAATTTACTGACAACATCAGTGGGTATGACACAACTCTCAGAAGCAGGAGCAATGGATGGTATATCCCATATATCTAAACACATAACATCTTTTAAAGACTTAGTAATAACTAATGTATCGCCTCCGTTAGGAAGTTGACTAAAACCTTGTAGATCAGATACATTAGTATTACTTAGCCATTTATAAGTTTTACTATATGGTTGGTATATTTTCATTTTACCATCACCAAAGTCGTAAGCATAAATAGGATTGTATTTGGTAGCACTTACAATTAGCTCTCCATTAATAAACACATGTTGTGCCGCTTTAACGTTAAACTTATTTAATATGCTACAGTCAATCCCATACTTAGACCAGAATGTCTTATCCTCATTAGAATTCCAAGGACGTGATTTAATTTGAATAGTAGTAGTAGACTCTTGTATATTTTCAAACTCTTTTACATGCTCACCAATATAATTTTTAGTGGGAGTAAAAAATGAAGTAGTAGATATTCCTAATTGAAAGTCATTATCCACAAGCCGATACGTGTCAAATCTTTTAAGCCCGTAGAACTTAGTAAGAAATGCGAAACAATCGCCGGTATCGCCTGTGCTGAAATCTTTAAAAAAATATTTACCGCTATTATGTTTAAAAACTGTAAAAGAAGGAGATTTATCTTTACGAAGGGGAGAGCACATAGCTCTCCCTATCTTAAAATCTTTGCCTATATAGTATGAGAAGATGTCTAAACAGTTAATTCTGTTTAAAATCTCATCATCTGTTAACTCTACTATTCGGCTGCCGTACATTAGAACGGCATTTCGGCTCCGCCTGTTGCTACTACAACTTCAGGCGCCGCTGTTGCTGCATCTGGTTCAGGTTTAACTAACTTCTTCTTATTCCAGTCTGAAATATAGATGTTAGTTTTATCTGCAGGTATCTCCATACCTTCAATAAAGTTAGGAAACTTAGGCAATGAGGCATATTTACCACGGTAAATAAACAACATTCTAAACTTTCTACCTTGGAATTTTTGTCCAAACAAAGCTACAACTTTGTGGCCATAGTCCTCAAAGCTTGATACATCTGCGATAGCAAACTCTGATTCATCCATACATTTAGTGGCGATATGTTTAACGCGGCGAGACACATCTGTAGCTTGCTTTTCTACATCTCCAAAATCTGGATTAGCGGGGAATTCTGCATGCTTAACTGTTGCACCATTACCTTGCTTGAACTCAAAGTCTAGTCTACCGCCCTTGTCTGTGTTCATAGTTACACTTACTAATTCGCAGTTCTCTACGATACCTACTTGTGGCATTACTCCACCTGTGTTGTTACTTTCTACGTTAGTTCCGTACATTTTCTCTCTTTTTAAGAATTAATTACTAAATTACTACTGATAAGCTTCGATAGCATTTGCTACCAATGTTAAGTCGTTTGGAATTTTAACAGATCCAAACATGTCCTTCGGGGTTTTACCAGTGTTGGTACCGTCATTTTGTGTAATAAACGAATATTCCATACCGTTTTCCCCCTTCGTTACGTCTGTATACAATACAATTGTAAACATACCCTCGAGAGTAACTACATTGTCCATCATCTTACCGATAGTCTTTGCTTTTGTTACTTTGTTACCATGTGCATCAAAGGTAACTTCCGAGTGCATCATAAACACAACTAATAAATCCTCTCGCATAGCTTTAACTGCATTGATAACTGACCAAGCATTCTGAGCAATCTCAGTAAACTTCTTGAAGCCAGTCTCGTTAGCTCTACGCATGTACTCATTAGCCATAGTGTATTGATAATCATCAACAATAATCGTCTTTATCTCAGGACGTTTCTCGTTAATGTAATTCAAGCATCCGAGAATCTCATTGGATACGTCTGTTGAACAGAAGTTACCATTAGGATTATCTTTGCTGAATATAGGATATTTAGTCTTCCATCCTTTGAATGGCAGCGCCTTACGGGCCACGTTTACAATGAATGTTGACTCAGGGTTTAAGTTTTCAATTGAGGTGGATTTCCCTGTTCCACTCGCGCCAACTATTAATACTTCTTGTGCCATTAATCTTCTGTTTTTACTTGGTTTATATTGATTCTTGTTCTAGATGCTCTATACCCCATCTACTTCCTCTAAGCTCTGTGTGTTTTTCTTGAAGTTTACGACGACATCGACTCACCCCTTCAAATGAAGGATAAATCTTATCGTGTAAACCTTTTAAGAAATCTTTAGTGCTTAAATCATGTATATTGACATTGTATGACAATAATACAAAAGCGTATAGAACATAATCGCAATCCCTTGCTTTAGGTTTGTTCAGAAGAATTACTGACACCTTCTTCTCGTACTTCTTGATTTTCATTACTTGAATAAGTTGCAGGATTAGCGTCTAATATTTGATTATGCGCAAGATTATTTTGCATAAGAGCAATACACGGTTCTCCTTCACGAACCTTTAAATAATGCCAAAATATAGAATTATCTGTAGGCCATCTCTTAGGTCCGTACGCCCTAATACCAAGCATTTCTGGGCGGTGTGTTACCACCACAATGTCAGAATACATGTAACATGCGTCTGCACCAAAAATATCTTGCTTCTTAGGATAATGTAAATCAGGGTTTTGGATGCGTTCCGATGATTCTATATTACGGTTCATCTGAGAGATTAAGATAAATGATACCTTAATCAACTTTTTTAAACCATTAAACATAGCCATCAAATCATAGAGTAAATCTCTATCTTGCGCACCTCCTGCCTTTTTTACAAGTAGAGTATGATCTAGCATGACAATAACAGGTTTGCCTATTTCTTTAGAAAATTTTATTACTGTTGTTTCTAAAGACTTGACATTACCTGGCATATCGACATAGTATATATCATACTTATTCAACTTACGAGCTTCGTTCACTGCATTCATATAGTAATTGTCATTGAGATTAAAGCTCTCTGACGCACTATATAATTGCTGTGTAGTAATCTTCATCTTGTTACTAAGTTTACGAGCTACAAGTCTTGAAGATAACATCTCAAAGTTAAATGATAGTATTGCAAAATCTTCGTCTGGATTCAGATCTTTTAATCCTGTTTCCAATTGACCAAGAACTGCAGTTTTTCCGCTACCAGACATACCAGCAATAGTTGTGATAGTCTGCCACTCTATGCCTCCCATAGATATGCTGTTAAACTTTTTCCAAGGGGTGGCTAGGGATTTAATCTCGCCTTTTCTCCTACCATCAATATAGCGAAGGGCTGTATTAGATGCTTGAGAGATATGGCGCCAAGGTAAAGCCTTGTGTTCTTCGCTCATATAAGATCTTCTCCATAATTAGACTCGTTAGTACTTGTTGGAGTATTAAATTGCATATCTTCATACATAGTCCAAGCTTCTTGGTTTATATATGACGACATCATTTTCCAACGTGGGCGAAATTCATTAACCCAACTTGCACGTTTTCTATCTTCTTTCTCATTTTCTAGAGCTTTTAAAATAGTTTCGTGTAAATCTGGGTTCTTGGTAATAAGCGCAGTATATCTTAGTTTA